CCACGGAAGCCGCCCAGGAGGCCGTTCAGACTATTGGTGAGCAAGCCTTTACTCGTGAGGGCGAGGGCCTCGTCGCTGGCGTTGACCCCACCGAGATGGCAAAGCGCATGGCTGCTGGTGCCCTCGTTGGTGGCCCGATGGGTGGCGTGATGAGCACAGGCGTAGAGGGCGGCCGTGCCCTACGCCGAGCCACCCGCCCACCGACTGAGCCCACCACCGAAGCCGAGGTCGTCACTGAAGAGGTCATCACACGCCCCGCGTCCGAGGTCGAGGCAGAGTACACCCAGGTGAGGGAAACCCTCCGGGCTGTCTCGCAAGACCCCAGGTTTGATAACACCAAACACGCCGAGGACCTGAACACAAGAGCGGTCGAACTGGCCGAAGAACTTCAAGCTGCACGAGCCTCTGAAGCCGCAGCGCCAACCGAGACCGAAGCACCGCCCACGGTTATCGTAGAGCCCGAAGCCGCCCCAGCCGAAGAGGTCGTTGCTGAGGAGGTGGCAGCGGGTGCCGGGGCCTTCTTCGGGCTCTACGAAGAGAGGACATCGGAGCATCCCGCCGATGATCGGTATCGGGTGTGGGAAGACGGGCAGACTGCCCTTTTTAAGGAGTTCGATGAAGACCCAGGCGTGTCAGACGTTCACCTTGAAATGGTTAAAGTCTTTCGGGACCGGGTGGGGCAAGGCGCTGGGTCAAAGATACTGCGAGAAATAACCAAGATGGCCGATGCGACGGGCGTAACCGTCAGCCTGGAGGCGACCGCGAAAGGTGGCCCCCTGACAACAGGCCAGCTTGTCGAGTGGTATGGGAGGCATGGCTTTAAGGCTCACCCAGAATATGGGGACGAGGGCCTTATGGTTCGCACCCCCGCCGAAGAGGTCGCCGAGACAGTCCTTCGCGTGGTTCCAGGCGCTGAGCCCGGCGCCAAGCGCACCCTTGTTCCACGCCGCACCCCCAGGGAGCAGGTTGAGGCCGACACTGACGTGGCCGTTCGCCGCGTTGAGGCCGACAGGGCGCTGGCAGAAGAGATTGCGTCCGTGCCAACACGCCCCCGCACCGGGGAGGTCGAGCCCAGGACAGCCCGTGCGCAGACCCAGGCCACGCTGGACCAGGCAGATGTTGACGTGGATACCGCTGCGTCAGACCCGTCTGCGTCACTGGCTGATATTGTTGAGAAGCAGGCTCGCACCGCAGGCCTTCACTCTGACGCAAACAACGCATCGAACGCAGACACCCGCGCATTTCTTGAGGAGATGTTCCCCGACGACCCAGGCCGCGTCAAAAAGACCATGAGCCAGGATAGGGTGCCGGTGTCTCAGGCCCTCTTCGAGCTTCAAGCCAGAGACCTGCACACCCGCACGCCGGATGACTTTACCGTCAAGACCACCGACCCCTTTGATGCGATGGTTGACGACATCATCGCCACCGGGCGTAACGCTGATCACGTTGAGAAGCTTGCCTTTGGACACGCAAAGGTTCAGCACCGAAGGGTCTACCGGAATCTGCTCCAGCAGTACGACAGGGCCGAAACCCAGGCGGAGAGAGACAATCTGTCTGAAAAGATAAGTAATGTCCGCGACGCCTCGGACAGAATCGCCACGGCCAACGCTAAAGCCAGCAGGGCCTGGGGCCTCGCTGGCAGGTACACGCAGTTCTTCCTCGACAAGGATCTCACTATCGTTGAGGCGCTTGCGAAGGCCAAGGTTGACAAGGGCGGCCTTGAGTTAAGCAAGTCCCAGCGAGACTTTATCGAGAGGGAGTACGCCGCCTCAGACAAACTAGAGGCGCGAGCAAAGCCAATACGGCAGGCCGCCATCAAGAAGATGCGCGCCCTCAGCCGCGTCATCAGGAGGCTGGAGGGCAAGGCGTCCCCGACCAAGAGGGACGCCAAACTCCTCAAGGAGGCAAAGCGGCGATACGACAAGGCTGAGGGCGTCGTCGTAGTTGCAGATCACGACATCCGAGCGGCCAAATCCATCCGCCTGAACGCGGTGGACAAGTCTCAAGCCGGGGCCATCCTCTCCCCTACCGCAAGCAATGCAGTGCAGGACGTCTTTGACGCCAGCAGGGCGCTCCGCTCATCAGGCGAGGACAGCGCCCTCGGTCGTCAGGGCATGAACCTCCTTGCCCGCTCACTGTTCACCAAAGAGCAGGCCTGGATTAAGACAATCCCGCCCGCCCTCAAGATGCTTGCATCGGCGGTCGTCAACAACCCGGCAGGCCGCGCCCGCGCAAGGAGACTCCAGCAGGAGTTGGTCGACCAACCCTACCAGGCCGTGTTTGACCTGGCGGGAGGGGAGGTCACGGATGTTGAGGGGGTCGGCGGCAGGCACGGCGGCACCCTTGATGCGAAACAGGAGGAGTTTGCCACCAACCTGTTCAATAGGCTTGGTGGGTTTGGCCGAGCCATTGGCGAACGACTGATTGAGCCCAGCCAGAACGCCTACGCACTAACCCTCAACCTGCTCCGCAGGGACTACTTCGACAGGGCGCTAAAGAAGCGCCTCACCGAGGCAAACATCCCCCCAGACCTGAGCGCCACCGAGCTTGTCAAGGCCGTCAAGGCCGACCCTCAACTGCTCGCTGACCTTGAGTCAGACGCCTACATGACTAACGTCTTTACGGGCAGGGGTAAGTGGCGAATAGGCACCGAGGGGGACACCAAGGGGAAGGGCGGTAAGGACATTGCGGGGGTGCTCGCTCGCCGCCTCCTATACGCGCCGAGGTATATGACCAGCATTATCGAGAACGCTCTTCGGACTATCCCGTCGGCGGCCCTTACTGGCCTGCTCACCAGGAGGAGTTGGACTAAGCCCCTCAACTACAAAAACTACCCAGAGTGGTTCAAGAAGCTAAAGGACCGTGAGTACGATCCCAAGGTTCTTCCCCTGATGATGTCTGGCGTCGGCCCCTTCAAGGACGTGAGCGACTATCAGCGAGGGAGGCTCATGGGCGAGGCCATCTTCGAGACAGCGTGGCTTGGCTCGCTTGCGGCATTGGCAATGATTGGGTTTGGCGATGACGAGGATGAGATCTCTTGGTGGGAGAGGCTGAGAAGGTTCAACGACCCAGAGAGCGCCGACTACCGCAAACTGGTCATCGGCAACTGGCACGTGTCCCTTGAGGGCGGGCGCGGGGCCACCATGAGGCACCTGATGCCTTACAGCCTCTCTGAATCAGAGGCTGACGACATGGCGGGCATGGACTTCGGTGTCGATTACTCGCGCAGGATCGGCAGGATGCTAAGGAACAAGACACACCCCTTTGTATCCCCGTGGGTCGAAGTGCTTAGTAACGAGGATTACCTTGGTGAGCCCCTGACGGATCAGACATACGAAGAGGCCAAGGACAACGTGCACGACATGCTTGTGCATTTGGGTCAGCGCAGCATACCGGTTGCGCTTGCCTTTGCCCCGATCATTGCGGAGTCCATGGGCGAGGCCATAGGCGAAGGAATGGCAGAGACGGGCATCCCAGGCGCTGTGCCGCCCGACCCAGGCATGGCCGACCCAGATGCGCCAAGCCTGCTCAACAGGCTGCTAGTCACTGGCGGCACCAATATGTTTGGCCTCGGCGCTCAGTATTACGACCCAGAAGAGTGGTCGCAACAGACGCGCCTGCCAGGGTCTCTCCCCCGCCTGCCCGTCAGAGGCTTACCGAGGCTCTAGTGATCACACTCATGCAAGACCTCATCCGCGCTATCCGCTCTCGCATCAGGCCACATGACGCACTGGCGTCGGTGGCCGAGGCATGGCTGGAACAAGGCGCTACCGAAAGCCAAGGCTCCAACGCAGGACCAGACGTCTCCTGGTTCATCCACGATGGGGGAGGAAGACCAAGCGCCAAGCCACCCTGGTGCGCTTACTTCGTCTCCTCCTGCTGCCGCCAAGTAGCACGCGCTGGGTTCGGCATCTCCTACGTGCGCAGCGGACGGGCGGTCAGCCATTGGATCAAGGCCCCAGAAGAGCGCCGTATAGCGCGTGATGACATCTGGGTGATGCCCAACCCCCGTGGAGTCATCTTCGTCCGCACAAGGATGTCTAAAGCCGCCTCTGAGAGGGACAAGGTGCTCAATGGCATGAACCGCCAAGGACACACCGGCATCGTCGTTAGCATAGACAAGGAAGCTCGAACCGTTACCTGTGTGGCAGGGAACTCCTCTGGGTATGGACACAATCGCGTCTCCGGTGGTGGCGCAGTGGCCATGGAAGTGATGCAAGATGGTGACGAAGCATGGCAAAGGCTGGTAGGCTTCGTCCAAGTGGTCGGTCGATCGAAGGACGTCTCATGAAATATCTCGCCACGCTCATCCTTCTCATGCTCTTCGCTGGCTGCGGTAGCACCTACCACCTGGCCACCGGAGGCTGGAAGCTCAGCAAGGTGAAGGGCGAGGGGACCTGCCTCGTTGTTCATGGGCCCATCGACCCAGAAGTGGTGCGCGTATGTATCGCTGCGCCAGAGAACCTCAAGGTCAGCAAGACCGTAGCCAAGGAGCTGTGCGGTGGCATTGACTGACGAGGACAAGGACTTTCTCAGGATTCCCATTATCACCGCTACGTTCCTGGAAGTACTGGCAAAAACCACAGGGGTGGACACCTTTCATGCCGCCTCAGCAGCCCTACAACTTGTGCCGATAGAGCAAATCGCTGAATCTCTCGCCGCATTGAGGACCGATGAGGTCTTCATCGAGGCCGGCTCGATTGAAATCGACGGCGTCGGTATCGAAATCTTCGACGACGAGGAATAGACATGATCAAGAAGGTTCACTCCACCCCCATTGATGCCTCGGAGACCGCCGTCATCGCCGCTGCCCTGGTGGCATGCGCGCTCCACATGGGCGGCTTCATCATCCTGGACCCCATCGACTATGGCGTAGCCATCGGCGCTGTCTTTACCCCGTTGGCCATGTTCTGCATTCGACTCGTGCTTGCTGTCGGCAAGAAGGTCGAAGACGCAGTCGAAGGAGACGGCGATAAATGAGCGCCGGCACCTGGATGAGAAGTAATATTGTGGCTGTCGCCACCTGGGCCGGCGTCATGCTGTCCTTGGTGGCGACCACCGCCGCCAACATGGCCATCGCTGACAAGACTCAGCAGTCGCTGGTGTCCAAGGTCGAGGGCCATGACGAAGACATCGTCAAGCTAGAGTCAGACGTGCGCTCGGTGCGTGAACAGCAAGCCCGCCTGGTGAAGGTGGTGGAGCAGACCGAGGTGGTGCTCACTGACCTCGGACGCACGACGACGGAACTCAAAGTGATGGTTCAGACCATCCAGCCCTGATGCCCCTGGCGATCAAGGATGAGGAGCTGTTAGAACTCCTCTCCGATGCGCTGCTGCGTGTCGACGTTGGCTCCATCATCATCGTCACCGAAATGGACGACGAGCCCACCAGCATAGACGATGGGTTCGCGTTCATCATACCCCCCTGGGGGGAGGCCTGACGGGAGCACACCTCTACGGTGAGGCCCCAGAAGAGAACAACGGCGAGGAACACGAGCGCTGGGATGGTCTGCTCTTGTGGGTCTCTGTCGTTATCTAGTTTCAAAATAAGCCCCCGGCAGGGTCGATGAGGTTGTAGCAAGTGATTGTGAACCGACCTGCCAGGGGCCCAGACTATCAGGGTACTAGAAGTTGAGGTCGTCGTCCCCATAAGGATTACCACCGGCCCCCTGAGCACCCCCCTGCTGCTGCGGCTGCTGCTGGGGTGATCCACAGAACTCGAAGCGATACGCACGCACGTACCTCTTCGTCCGCTTCTGCCCCTCCTTGTCGGTGTACTCGTCGGACTTGAGTGAGCCCTCGATGTACACCATCTCACCCTTCTTGCACCGGCCGATCAGCTCAGCCTGCTTGTCCCACAGGGTGACGTCATGCCAGTCGGGCTTCTGGGGACCCCTGGTCGCAACCGACACGTTGGCCACAGGGGTGTTGTCGCTCCCTACCCGGCGCACCTCTGGGTCTGCGCCAAGCCGGCCCATCAGTATTACTTGGTTTGCCATAGTCTCTTCCTCCTTGCTGCCGCCTTCTGGCGACGTACGATGATTCTCAACTCTCTCTGCCAACAAGGCTCACAACGAACCTCGCCTCCCCTGATGAAGCGCTTGCAGTCCATGCAGCGCTCGCGTTCTAGTACGTGGACTCGTCTAATATCCCTGCCTCCCGTAAGTGCTTGATGAGGATGGCCGCCGAAAGCTTGCTGGCTGTCATGCCAGCGCCGGGGTTATCCCTGTTGAATGCCCAGATATACTTATCCACTGCGTCTCGCACGTATCTGGGCACGTACGACTGGATGACCACCTTCACATCAGGCGCTATCCGCTTCTCCTTGGGGCGGTCAGCACTGGTGTGACGCTTCAGTCCCTTCCTCGGCATTACCTCTCCTCCTTCCAGTTAAGAAATCCATTCATCCCCCGCTCAGTATCAAGCATCGCCGTCAGCTTGCGCCGTTGGGCAGACGTCATCCCGCTCGGACGGGGGTTGCCCTTCGCCTCCATCCACGCAGCGACCTCGTAGTAGTCCAGGTCCAGGTCCATGGTGAGCTTCGCCATGAAGGCACCCCTGCCCTGCTGCCACGACTCATCGTGCTTGGCCTTTCGTTCTACCTCCGCAAGCTTGGCCTTCTCTTCTGGCGAGCGGAGGTCATCAAAAGGGACGTCGCTCTCCTGCGGACGAGACCATTGCCTCTTGTCCGGCTGGAACGAGCGCCCGGTCGACTCCATCGCTGCGTTGGCGTCGTCGTCCTCCGTGTCGCACAAGGCCAGCAGAGCGCCTAACCCATACCGCCTGGCGTACGTGCATGCCGAGCCCTGCCCTTGAGGGTTCTGCTTGCCATACAGCAGGCGCACACGAGCCTCCACGTACTGACCGCTCTCGGCATGCGCCACTGCGGTCACGCAGAAGTCCGAACCATCCTCGCTGCCGTCCATGTAGTGGAGGATGACGAGGCCGTGCTTGTTGCACTCCCTCGCCACGCTCGTCAGGTCCTCAAGCGTGATGTACTTCGACCTGAAGTGAGGGTTGTCCCCAGACTTCGCAACCCTTGGGTTGGTCGATTGGAAGGCCAGCATGGCCTTGAATAGTTCCGGTCCTGGGTTACTCATTTGCTGCCTCCTTTGGTTGTGCCCAATCGCGCCTTGTCCACCCCGCCACCTCCTTGCCGAGCTTCTCCAGCCTGTCTAGGTGAGGGCGATGAGGGAACGTCCCGGTTTCCTCCCACGCCTTGATGGTCATCCTGTGAACGCCTAGCCGGTCAGCCAGCTCCCGCTGACTCGCAAACATCACACTCAGACGCATCTTTAAGAGTTGCCCCTTCCAGTGCCCCAGGTTGTAGCCCATGCGGTGCGCTCGCCTCTCCGTGTAGCTACTCATCCTCTCCCTCCTTGTGCTTGTTGTTGTCGAGCCACTCAGCGAGCGGCAGGTAGATTGCCCTGTACATCTCATGCTCCGGGCTGTTGGCCCCAATCTTCACGAGGTGAAGCCAGACGTCCTTGAGTAGCGCGTAGTCGTTCATCACCCTCCCTCCATCACATGCTCGGTCACCACCTCGGTGACGGTGATGCCGTCGATGACGCGCCCCTCCTTGTGAGCTGCGACGACGGCGGACTTGTTGAGCCTTGGCTCCGTGAGGTAGCACCCAGGGAGTGCGTCAAGGCTGGGTGCCGAGACCTCGTAAGACGTGCGCCTGTTGAGCCGTACGAACCCGTCAGGGGTCTCGACCTTGTCGACCCCAGGGTTGAGTTCCCTGTTGGCGATGAGCAACTCCATCATGTAGCCACGCACCCGCTCGGCCCCACGCTCACGCTGCTTGGCCTTCGCTGAGACCCGCCTGGCCTCAGCCTTGAGCACCTCGGCCTCACTCAGGAGGCGCACCTTGACGGCCCTCAATGCCTGAAGCTTGTCGCCAATCTCCCCGCAGATGAGACCGAGCGCCTCCACCCAGTCATCGTAGCGCGCCTCGTCGACCTCGCCCTCCTCGTCGGCGACGTCCATGAAGAGAGACGCCAGGTGCCGTGCGTCACTCGCGATGTCAAAGGTTCGTCTGTTCACTGCTTCCTCCTTGCCTGGTTAGAGGCCGTACTTGCTGAGACCGGGAATGTCCGAGAACTCGGCTGAGCACATCATCCCGCAGCCCTGGCAACGGGATGTTTCAACAGTGCATCCGTTGCCGATGGGCTTTACGGCAACAGTCTCGAAGCGGTGCTTGCCAAACTTGTCGGCGGGCTTGGGGCACGCCTCACCGTATGGTGGGTGGGGGTAATCGAATCGCGTCTCGTTGGTCATGGTCTGCTCCTAAAAGGGTATCGACTCGTCGTCGGTGGGTAGTGTTGAGGTGGGTGGTGTTGGGGGCTTCTCGATGTCGGCCACCGTCGCCGACAACTCAGAGAGCAACCCAGCCTTCTCGATGGGGTAGAGGCTGTCGCCGCCCAGCGAAGACGCTGGCGCACGCTTGGCCACCCAGAGGCACATCTTCAGCAGCGGCAGGAGTTCCTGCTCGCGGACGTGTCGTCCGTAGTCATACCCCTGGTTGAACTCGGCGATGGCATCGATGGTGCCGGGGTCATGCGCGCTCATTGGATACCTCCTCTCGGATACGGTTAGGCGTGACGTAAGTCACGGCGTAGTGGGACTGCTGAAGGTGACTCACCTCAGCGAGCGCCTCCTCTAGCTCGGCACGGAAGGTGCGCAGGAAGTCATGAGTCTCGAACACGTCGACGCTAGCCATCTCGGATAGATGGTAAGTCTCTGTCTTTGCTGCACATTCCAGCGAAGACAGCAGCTTCAGCGCTTGTGCCCTGAACTCCGCACACGTCTCGTGTAGACGCTCTCGATGAGCGTCGACCGGGTCGAACATCTTTCTCTCCTTGGTTGTTGGGTTATGGTGATTCACCACATATCACGGTGACTCATGACCGTCAAGGGCCAGGCACCTCTCCGTTCTCCAGCGCGTCGGGGTCGATGGTGTTGAGCAGGTGCTTGAGGTCGAGGTTCGCCATGACGAAGTCGCCGTCGGCGAGCCACCGCTGGATGAGCCTGAGCGCCTTGATGATTTGGTCTTGGCTCATGGTCTAGCCCTCCTCGGACTTGCGTTGAATGACCCACTTACCCCGCACGTGGCGGGACTCGCCGGACTCATCATCGATGTAGCGGAAGACGGTGTCCCAGTACACGTCACCCGCCTTCACCTTGCCGTCAGCGTGGTCGCGCCGAGCGGTGCGCCGCTTCTTGCTGACCATCTTCTCCCACGTACCCCCGCCGCAGCGGTCGGATGTGTAGGTGTAGCCAGCGTCATCGAGGCGGGGACGCTCGGACTGCTCAGGGTCGTCGTCGTCCGGCTCGTCGCCAGCACCCGGCCCGTAGCAGGTCTCGCAGTCGGTCGCTCCGCACATTTTGTCCAGGCACGCGAAGGTGCCAGCGCGAGGTCGGCGAGGTGCCGGGCCTTCGTACCCATCCTCGTAGTAGTCCAGGTCAAAG